CGTCTCAGGGATGCCACGCCGTCGCCATGGGGTACGCTTCAGGTAATAACAACCAGGGAACCTACGGCACCGCCGTGGGGACCCAAGCGGGTCAGGTGTCTCAGGGAGCCTTCGCCGTCGCCGTGGGGAACGCAGCGGGTTTTTCGGCTCAGGGAGTCAATGCCACCGCCATGGGGAACATAGCGGGTAATAACAAGCAGGGAACCCAAGCCGTCGCCGTGGGGTACGCAGCGGGTCAGACGAGTCAGGGAAACGAATCCGTAGCCGTGGGGTACGCAGCGGGTACCGCCAACCAGGGACTCCAAGCCGTCGCCGTGGGGTTTCAAACGGGTCAGGTGTCTCAAGCAGCCTACAGCGTCGCCGTGGGTTTCTATGCAGGTCAGAGTGCACAGGCAACCAACGCCGTCGCCGTGGGACGTGGAGCGGGTGGGAAAGACCAGGGAATCCACGGCACCGCCGTGGGGTATCATGCGGGTCGGTCCAACCAGGGAACCTACACCACCGCCGTGGGGTCCACAGCGGGTCAGGAGGCTCAGGGGGATGCCGCCGTCGCCGTGGGGAACAGTGCGGGTGCGACGTCTCAGGGAGGCAACAGCACCGCCATGGGGAACAGTGCGGGTAAGTTGTCTCAGGGAGCCGGCTCCGTCGCCGTGGGGGTCCTAGCGGGTGGGTCCAACCAGGGAACCTACGCCCAGGCCATTGGGTACCAAGCGGGTGAGACGGGTCAGGGAACCGAAACCGTCGCCGTGGGGAACGGTGCAGGTATGAGTGCACAGGGAGCCTTCTCCACCGCCGTGGGCTCCCTAGCGGGTAAGGTCAGTCAGGGAATCGTCGCCACCGCCATAGGTAGGGCAGCGGGTCTGACGTCTCAGGGAGCCTTCGCCGTCGCCATTGGGTACAGAGCAGGTTTTTCGGAACAGGCAGCCCACTCCATCATCCTGAACGGAACAAACGCGGCTTTAAACACCACCACAGCCAGTAGTTTCCACGTGAAGCCTGTGCGTGGTGGGAATATGACAGCGAGTGCGTTGTCCTATACAGCTGACGGTGAGATTGTCGAGCAAACCAACATACACTTTGATGGCTCAGGCAACCTCGGTATCGGGACGGCGGCTCCAGCTAGCACAATGCATATATATAAAGATGCAAATGAACGAACGACTGGTCTGATTATAGAGAAAGAGAACGCTGGGACGGGGGCTGCCGCAATCTTTTTTGCTGTAAGTTCTGCAAATTCGCCCGAACCGGCTAGTCTCGCCAAGGGTGCTATACTGTTCCAAAGAGAATCCACCTATGGGCGTGGTAGCCTTAAATTATGCGTGGATACTGTGGGGGATACAAACGCTGTAACTTCTACTGAATCTGCGTTGACGATTACGTACCAAGGGTTTGTTCAACCTGGACAAATAAATCTAACTCTAACAGGGGCCACCAGAGCATTAGGGGGGAATTACTTGTTTCAAGGTGTTTATAACGCGTACCGTACCAATGGCTATGCTAGTACCACTTGGAGTACTGTATACGAGAAGAATTTACAGGTAGTTAGAATGGGTAGTCTCCTATCGATACGTGGAAATCTACCATTAAAATTAACTTCATCCACTATGAATCTACAATTTACATGGGCGGAAGTGGGTTGTGATGGGCAAAGGGCGGGCCTGATCACTCTAGTGAATCAGACCACTTCCACAACTGGAACATGGAATACCGCCACTGGAAATGCCACATACCTCATATTACCTTCAACGGGTCACGCCGGCAATAACACGGTAGATTATAATAACATTTCATATCTTATAGATTTGGGGTATATGTCAGCATATTAAATTTCTAAGTGTATTCTATAATGTTTCAATTGCTGATTCACAAAGAAAGTCAGAGAAGTATGATGTATGATAAAAAATCAAACGTTCCAGAAGGGGTCATCCCAAATGTTATGAGTCAAGCAACCTTAAATAAAAGTGATGACACCGATACTGTTTCGTGTTATGTCAAGTGCAACGAATATATGTTAGATAGTAATATATTTGCAACTGATGTTGGTGATATAGTGATTGATAGCATTGAAAATAATACATTTCATTTCAATGTTTCAAACGTGTTTTCGAATGTTTTCGTATACGGTGAAAAAGTTCCAGACACGCATGTGTTAGTTGATCTCCCAGAAGAGTTTAATGATGCACCGGAGACAGCAGATTTTACAAGAGAACAAAATGGGACATATACTTTTACTCTTAATACTGAAACCGTAAAGGGAAGAATCAGAATGTTTCTTCAAGATATGATCACCGAGAGAAATAAACAACTCACTGCCTCAGATTGGACGCAAATGCCCGATTCCCCAATCCCCGATGAAGAGAAACAAATGTGGCAGACATATCGTCAAGCACTTCGTGACTTCCCAAGTACTTATACAGGTGGTCCAAACGACTGGCAAGCGTCGTTTCCAACAAAACCATAGATGTCTAGTCCCCCTTTCCCTCACCCATGGAAAAAGAATTCTTTGGATTTGCTCACTTATTTAAAAATAACATCTTAATATAATAAAACAATGGGTGTCATCATCAACGAAACGATTGCGCTCGGTAATGGACTGACTGTTACTAACCCATATGCTTCAGTGGGTGAGAATGATATCAAGGTGGAAAAAAAGGTTGAGGAGCACAGGAGTTTAGAGATTGATCCCGAAACAAGTGAGGCCACGACCACGACCACTACCACTACCAAGTACATCGTCCAAGGTCGCTTCATCATGTGGGTATCCCATGAATTGCGGGTGTCTGGTTCTGGATGCATTGGGGGTATCGAAGTCCAAGTTGAATCCGAAACACCCCCCACAGGCAACGTCTATGAACTCCTCTACAATAAACTTAAAACTATGAAGACCTGCACCGATTCTATCTAAGTCCCGACTTCGTAGAAGTCGTCATCATTTCTTCCAAATTGTATCCCAGTTTGTAAGTCTTCGAAGCTTAAAAATAAAGTCTCACTATATTATAAAATGTCTGGCGGTATTGCCCAACTTGTTGCTGTCGGTGCCCAGGATGTCCACCTTGTTGGTCAGCCCGAAGTAAGCTTTTTCAGGAGCACTTACAAACGTCATACAAACTTTTCCCAAACTGTCGAGCGTCAGGTCATCCAAGGCAATGTCGCGAATGGTGGTATGTCCACTGTCCGTTTCGAGCGCAAGGGTGATATGCTCGGATATGTCTATCTCGTCCCCAATGATGGGACCAAGACCAAGCCTTACAGCCAAGCCGATTGGTTGACAAAAATTGCCAAGGTTGAACTCCTTGTCGGTGGTCAGGTGATTGATGAACAGGATTCCACCTACTCTACCCTGGTTGCACCCCGTCTTTCTGCGACCAGTGCTTCCAAATCACCTTCGGCTGATCTGGCCAACGGTGGTACATCCTACAGGTTCTACCCCCTCAGGTTTGCTTTCTGTGAAAACTGGCAGACCGCCATCCCTCTCATCTCCCTCCAGTACCACGATGTGGAGCTCCGTATCACTTGGGGCTCCGCGGCGGCTACTGACAAGTGGGATGTTTTCACCAACTACGCCTACCTTGACACTGAGGAACGTGAAGTGTTCGCTGGTCAGCCCCAGAACATGCTCATCACCCAGGTGCAGAAGGCGGTTGCCTCCACTTCCAAGATCCAGGAGCTCAACTTCAACCACCCCGTGAAGTACATCGCCGCTGGTAAGGCGTCCGCTTTGGAGATTCTCCATGATGACAACAAGCTCAAGCTTCAAATCAATGGTACCGATGTTGCCGATTACAAATTTGCTGATCCCAACTTCTCCACCGTAACTTCGTATTACCATACCGCTAACGCATCCCTGGGAACAGCCAAGACTCTATTCTTCTACCCATTCTGCCTTGATGCTGGTAAACTCCAGCCCACTGGTTCTCTGAACTTCTCCCGTCTTGATTCGGCTCGTATCATCAACGATACCAAAGACTCAGACGACAACCTCTATGCCGTAAACTACAATGTGCTTCGCATTGAAAATG